TAAACCAAGCCCCAGCGGGTGCGTTGCATGAAATGAAATGGGCTACTTCAATCGGTAGTTTACCTGCAGAATTTAATGCCATGGTAAATTACTATCAATTTAAAGAACCAAAAGCAGTTCACTTTACAGACGGTGGACCGTGGCATGGTATCAATGACAACCTGGAATACTCCCAAGAATGGAACAAAATTTACGAAAGCTTACCGAAAACAAATCAATAGTACTTGTTGGAAACTCTGTTGAGTTACTGCAGTATGATCTTGGAGAGTACATAGATAACTTCGATACAGTTGTAAGATTTGGTAATGGAATACCTGACTCTACTAATTCTGATAATATTGGTGAGCGTACAGATATTTGGGTTACTGGATTTTTAAGATACAAAAAGAGAAATAAGTTTCCAAAAGATTGTGAAGTACTATTCAATCGTTCTCGTGTGCATCTGGGAGACGATGCGGATGATAGACATGACATACGTTTTAAATATGTTGATATGTTTTCGGACAAAGAGCTTGTGTCGATATTCAAGTTAGTTGGAGCGGAGAACCATGTAGCTGCAGGTGCAAGGCCTTCAGCAGGTTTCATTGCAATTCAATATTTTTTACAGAAAACAAATTTTTCTACTCTTACATTGGTAGGATTTGATTTCTTTTCTAAGGCACTTCCAATTATCGCAGGTGCGAACAATCCATACAGTTGGCATATTCCTGTTAGCACAATCAACAGCAATCCCCATTCCCCAAAGGAAAAAGAGATTGTGCTTGATTTATATGAGAGAGGAATAATTGATTGGAAAATTTTGACTGACTTAAATGAGGGTTACTTAGACCTTTCCTAAATAAAATCCCCTTTCTACTAATTTTCCTGTGGTTGCTTTCTGCTTTGCAGTTTTTGTTAGTAACACTTCGTTCAATCTAGCGTTTCTAAAGTTTAGTGGTATCTGGTCTATAAGTCTTGTATAACAATCCCAAGGCACTGATAGTTGTATGCCTGTCTGTAAGTTTAGATAATCTTTTGCTAAAAATCTGTGCTGAACATCTATACTCCAAGACTTTCTTAACATTACATTATAGTCTAATAGTTCTTTTGCTCCTATAGCATCTAGCTCTACTAATGTATCAATCTTTCCATTTACATACAAAGGCGACCATGAATGATTATAGAATGTAAGTGCTTCAAAGAAAGCAAGATCTTTACACGCTATTAATTTAGTATCTACTGCAGGTCTATTACCATTACTTACTGGCATCTTTTGATTCATGAAGAATAAATCTTTATCATGAAACTCACACAATCTGTCATAGTTAAGTACCACAATTGATTTATCAACTAATGGTATGCTTTGATGAGATTTTGTAGCTATACCAAGTATGCCATAATAATTTGCCAAATGACTTTTATCGAATACTAAGTCTCTACTTAAAAATGAGAGTGAAGATTTGAAGAACTCTGCTGGTGGTATATCGCCTTCATCAATTGGTCTATTGAATATTCTATTACCATACCATACAATCATTCTCTTAGCAAGTCCACCTTTATCTTTCCAATGGTCTTTTAAATGAAAAGTCATTCTTGATATATGGTCTTCTCTCCACCACGATTCATAAATCTTAATGTTTTCAAAGTTATTTATCATCCAAGACACTTCTTTTTCTATCCAGTCTTCTTTGTGTATAAATAAGTGCAGACGAAATCCTGACTTATTCAGTAGAGAAGCTAAAGTGAAAAATGTCCAATCTTTCTTATATGTTGTTACTAGTTCTATCATCCGTTTTTTACCTTCATGTTCCAAAAGTTATTCAGGAACAGCTCTTTTCGTTGTTCTGCATCTTCATCAAAACTAAAGATTATGCCTGAGTTTTTTGCTGAGAATATCTTCATTAGAGATTCTTTAGCGTTTGTGTTAGCTATTGCATGGTAGATACTTTCATAAGTTAAGAGAGACTTTTCTCTATCCTCTTTTGTATGTGATACCATACTTAATTGTTTGTCTAGCATGAGTGCCATCAATCCCATTTCGCTATTAGGCATTGTTGCACACTCTTTGCAGTTTGCAAGAAGTTCAAAACCTCCTACCTTTTTATCGAGTACATTTTCTTCCCCGTAGTCTTTTTTCAGTTTTGCTATCCACACTTTCTGAGTGATTGGGTGTGGTTTAATTACAAATCCGTTATCAACAGCACGTCTTACTCTGCCCCAATGTACACATCTACCTTTTGTAATTAAGTTAGTACCTGGTAAAAATATTACTTTATCATGGTACTTTTCATTTACACCTAGAGTATATTTATTATGAAAGTTATTTACAATTTTTTCACACCTTTCATGGTCTATCTCTAAGTAAGGGTCTTTAACAATTGACTCCATTAGCCTATCATTAATTTTAATACTAGAAACTCTTATTAAAATACCGTTTCCTAAAAAATCTGTATACAACCATTTGTGTACTGTATTGAGAGCATTAGTATTAAACCATATATCGTACTGAAATTTTGCACCTCTATGAGAGTCATCAATAATTCTTTCCTTAAAAGCTTCTAGAGTATTTAGATCTTTTATAGGTCTATACGAAGACCCTGACTTCATAAAATGAGTAGGAATATCTCCCAAAGATTCCTTAATCGTCATAGCCTCCAAAGGTTTGCCTTTTCTTTTAAGTGCCATTTTTTAGGTCAAATATTTGTTTCTCTAAATTTCTCATTCTCTTTTCTGATTCTTCAATTGAATCATACAAAGCATGCATCATACTTTCCATCTTATTGTTAACGTATTCTGGTGTTATCTTTGTTTCTTTTTCAAATCCGCCTTCGCTTTTCATTCTTAGTTGCTTTCACTCCATTGTGAGCCATCCCAGAAGGAATATCCGTAGTCGTCTAGACTGGAAACTTCTGTGTCGAATAAAGTTCCCACCTGTGAGGCTGTTGTTCTTTCATATACAACAGTAGATGTATTAAATACTGTTGTGGTTAAATGATCTGTTGCGATCGTTGTGTCTGTAGTTCTTGTGGTATTGAAAGTAGTTGTAGTAGTTCTGCCTGTAGCAAATGTTGTTGTTCTACTAGTTTCATATCCTGTAGTTGTATTAAACGCTGTCGTTCTTGAAGTTTCTGTACTTCTGGAAGACCCTGTTGACCTACTTGAACCTGTGACATTTTGAGTATTAAAAGTGGTTGTAGTACTTTTACTCGTTCCAGTCGTTCTAGTTGTGACCGTACCTTGTGTGGTCGCAAACGTAGTTGTTGTTCCTCTATCTGTAAGAGTTGATCTACTTGATCCCGTTCCTCTGTCTGTTAAGAAAGTGGACGTAGTAGTTTTACTTGTACCAGTACTTCTACTTGAAGCAGTACTTGTAGTTGTATTAAACACTGTAGAAGTATCTCTACTAGATGCTGTACTTCTTTGTGTACCTGTAGTAGTGTTTGTATTAAATACTGATACAGTAGTTCTACTTGATGCTGTACCTCTGCTAGTAATAGTAGATTGAGTTGTATTGAATACTGATGTAGTAGTTCTACTAGATGCTGTACTTCTAGTTGTAATTGTACCTTGTGTGGTAGCAAATGTAGTAGTAGTATCTCTAGATGTAATAGTGCCTCTACTTGTTAAGCTTAGTCTTGAAGTATTAAATGTTGTTGTAGTATCTCTACTAGATGCTGTACTTCTTTGAGTGCCTGTAGTCTTAGTTGTATTAAACACTGTAGAAGTATCTCTACTAGATGCTGTACTTCTTTGTGTACCTGTATTTTTAGAAGTATTATATACTGTTGAAGTGTCTCTACTTGATGCAGTCGATCTACTAGTTAGTGAGGCTCTAGCTGTATTAAATACTGTAGTAGTATCTCTACTTGAAGCCGTCGATCTTGTAGTAATTGTACCTTGTGAAGTAGCAAAGGTAGTTGTAGTATTTCTACTTGTACCTGTAGATCTTGAACTAATTCTACTTGTGATATATGCTGTCTCGTAACTTGTAGACTGTGAAGTATTATCTACATAAGCAGTACTTGTTGTAAACGTAGTATTTCTAGTAGTAGCTTGAGTAGTGTTCGTACTTCTAGCAGT